ACATTGATGGAAGGTATTCAAAGCTTTGAAAAGTTAGATGGTCAAAAACTCTCTGCCACTGGTACAGGTATATTAGATTTAGGTAAAGGTTTAGCAGTATTTGGTGTAGGTGGTGCCGCAGCCGGCATTGGTAATATCGCACAAAATATGTCAGAAGGTATTACTGCATTCTTTGGTGGTAAAACTCCTATCGATAAGTTAGTAGAATTCTCTAAACTAGATATTGACGGACCTAAAACAAAATCCAATGCAGAAGCGTTTGTTGCATTTGGTGAAGCAATGGCAAAGACAGGATTAGGAACTGCGTCCTCAGGCATAGGTAACTTAGCAGGTAATATTGCTGATGGTATAAATAAAATGTTTGGTAAAAAGGATGCCATTGAGAAATTTGTTGAGTTCTCCAAATTACAAGTTGACCCTAAGAAAACAAAAGAAATGGCAGAAGCATTTAGAGCTTATGCTGAAGGGATAAATGCATTAAGTAGCTCACCCTCTACTGGAAGTAAACCAGCAAGTACTGCACCAACAACGCCGGCTACACCAACTGCGGCACCGGTTGCTACTGCACCAACTACACCGGTTGCTACTGCAAAAACACCAGCTGCCGCACCAACAGCGACACCAGTTGCAATGGGCAATGAAGGAAGAAGGACTAGTACCAGCACCAGTACACCAAGTGCGGCACCAGTTGCAATGGGCAATGAAGGAAGAAGGACTAGTACCAGCACCAGTACACCAAGTGCGGCACCAGTTGCAATGGGCAATGAAGCCAGAAGAACACCTCCGCCATCGAATCCACCAGAAGAGCCTAGTGGTAATGTGTCAGCAAAAGCAGTTGATCTGGCTAAAATATTAAAATTTGGATCTAATTCAGGAACTAAAGAAAACTTTGAAGCATTACAACCTACATTTAAAGATGCTGTAATCGCAGCCGCTACTGAATTCAATGCAGTTACTGGTAATATGATAATGATTAATAGTGCCAAACGATCTACGGAAGACCAACAAAGATTGTATGATGAATCAATATCAGCCGGCAGACCAGGCATAGGTCCAACTGGTAAGGTTATAGGTAAGCCAGGCCGTAGCTTACATGAAAAAGGTGAAGCAGTTGATATTCAGAACTATGAAGATAAAAATGCAATAGCCGCATTTAATAAACAAGGATTAGTACAAAAAGTTCCAAGAGATCCAGTACACTTTCAAGCTAGCGAAGGTGCTATGGTCAGTGGATCAGCTTCTGGATATCCAGTAGAAGCGACATTTCATGGTAATGAAATAGTAGCTCCGTTAGATCCGGAATCAATACTTACTAAATTGTCTAAAACATCAGTAGCAGAAATGCAAAAAGAAACTACCAATAATTCAAGTAGTTCAAGTAGTGAAATATTAGCCTCTTCAAATGCCGAAATGATTGATTTAATGAAAATGTTTGTAGAAAAAATGGATGATTTCATTGATGCCCAATCTGATAGCAACAATATACAAAGCGAATTATTACAGTATTCAAGAGTTTAACTAAATACTGAATAGACCTTCATTATGACATACAAAAAACACTTCACTAGAGTTAATCAATCCGGACAGATGAGCCCGTTAGGCGGCGGTAGCGTCACCGGAGCTTGGAATGGTCCCGGACAAAATTCAGCTACTAACTATAGTAATCAAGACTTTGGATATAAAAACTATGGAAGTCGACTACCAGAAGTTTATACTGGTCACCCAAATCGTATCGAACGTTATAATCAATATGAAATGATGGACGTTGACGCTGAAATTAACGCATGTTTAGATATCATTAGTGAATTTAGTACTCAAAAGAATGAGCATAACAAGACTCCATTCAGTTTAGAATGGCGTGAAGATCCTACTCCGCATGAAGTAGAAATGTTAAAAACACAACTACAACAATGGTGTAAGTTGAATGAAATGGAAACACGTATCTTTAAAATCTTTAGAAATTGTCTAAAGTACGGAGATCAAGTTTTTGTACGTGATCCAGAAAACTTCAAGTTATATTGGGTTGATATGACTAAAGTTATTAAAGTTATTGTTAACGAAAGTGAAGGTAAGAAACCTGAGCAGTATGTTATCAAAGACTTGAATATTAACTTAGAGAATTTAGTAGTAGCACAGAAAACAAACACAGACTTTGCCGCTAATCCAGCAACTGGTATGGGTGGTACTGGTGGCGGTGGCTCCGGTGGAGGTGGTGGTTATACGGTTCCAAGTATGCCATATAATACGACTGGATCACGTTTCAGTTTAGGTTTTAATGAAGCCGCTATTGATTCTAAACACGTTGTTCACTTAAGCTTAACAGAAGGATTGGACAGATTCTGGCCATTTGGTCAGTCAATACTAGAGAACATCTTTAAAGTATATAAGCAAAAAGAATTACTAGAAGACGCGGTATTAATCTATCGTGTACAACGTGCTCCAGAACGTAGAGTGTTTAAAATTGACGTTGGTAACATGCCAAGTCACATGGCTATGGCGTTCGTTGAACGCATCAAGAATGAGATTCATCAAAGACGTATTCCAAGTACACATGGTGGTGGTAGCATGGTCGATGCATCATATAATCCATTAAGTATGAACGAAGATTACTTCTTCCCAGTTACTGCTGATGGTCGTGGTTCAAGTGTTGATTTACTACCCGGTGGACAGAACTTGGGTGAGATTGATGACTTGCGTTACTTTAACAATAGATTAGCACGTGGACTACGTGTACCAAGTAGTTATTTACCTACTGGACCAGATGATAACGTTACTCCTATGAGTGATGGACGTGTTGGTACAGCTATGATTCAAGAGTTTCGTTTCAATCAATATTGCGAACGACTACAGAACTATATGGTTAGAAAGCTTGATGAAGAATTCAAGTTATTTTTACGTTGGAGAGGACTGAATATTGACAGTGGACTGTTTAACTTAACGTTTAATCCACCACAAAACTTTGCAGCCTATCGTCAAAGCGAATTAGATACAGCACGTATGAGTTCATTTACAGCAATTGAAGCTTACCCATATATGAGTAAACGTTTTGCTATGGAACGATTCTTAGGATTAACTGAAGAAGAAATCGATAAGAATGAGAAAATGTGGCGTGAGGAGAATGATAAAGAGATTGAAGTTGAGCCACAAGGTAATGATTTACGTAGTATTGGTGTATCAGTGGGTGATATCGAGACTGATATACAAACTGGTGAAGAAGCTACTGCCGCAGAAGGATTACCAATAGATCCATCATTAGATGCCGCAGGTCAAGTACCAGTACCTGGCCAAGCACAACCGGGACAGAATATGCCAGCCCCGGGCGGTACGGGAATGTAATTAGATAAATAAGTATATGAAATTATTTGAAATGTTCGATGAGGCAGTTGCAGGTTATCAAGACGTTAGTGCTGATAACAGTCAACCTAAGTGGAGAGAAAGCCGTAAGACCAAACTAACATTGAAACAAATACGTAAACTACGTAAGATGAACGATGTTCGTAACTATGAAAAAGTTAGTTATCTAAAAAAGATTCATCAACAATATGCACCCAAAGCAGAAGGTGCACCGACAGTTTAATGAGTAGTTTAAACAAAAACGTAAAAAAACAGCACTTATTGTGCTGTTTTTTTTGATAGCCACTAAATAACTCTACAAAGCCATTTTAATTCAGGAGACAAACAATGGATAACAAAAAATTTGAACAACTTATTGATTTGATTATCAATGAGAACGAAGAACAAGCACGTGCATTATTTCACGATATCGTAGTTGAGAAAAGCCGCGAAATCTATGAGGACATGATGGATGATGAAATGGGTGAAGGCATGGGCGGTCAAGTGGGTGATCTAATTGACGAGATCGATGTTGAAGAACAAGGAATGGCAGAAGCCGAAGATGACAGTGAAGATTTAGACTTTGATTCTGATGAAGATGAAGTAATCGATATTGAAGCCGGTGAAGATGACATGGATGGTGAAGAAAACCTAGAAGACCGTGTTGTTGATTTAGAAGATAAATTAGATCAATTAATGGCTGAGTTTGAAGATATCATGGCTGGTGATGACGAAGAAGTTGGCGATAATGAGAGTGATGCTGAGTTTGATGACGGTGCTGAAGAAGCCGGTGCAGACTTGACACATGACATGGAACAAGACCATGATGAAGAAGATGCTATGATGGAAGCTATCACATTGAAGAAAGTTTCTGTAACTCATGGTGACAATGGTCAAAATACAAAAAGCACAAACTTAGCAAATAGCGGACAAGCTGGTATGGATTCTAGACCAGTAAAATTCTCTGGTGCTAGTGAATCAGTTCCAACAAGTCCAAAAGGACCATCTAATGCTTATAGCAAAGGTGAGACAAGTGTTAAGAACTCTAACAACTGGAAGAATGCTCCAGCACAAAACAATGCAGACTTAGAGAAGGCTCCGGCTCCTAAAAAGGGTGACGCAGGCCAAAACTCTAGAAGTCCAGTAGCAGAATCACGTACTTCTACAAAGCGTAGAGTTTAATAGGAATCTGAGAGAAAATGGCTTATCTCAAAGAGCACTTGACATTTGACCGCGCCGGAATGGTTGTGGAAAGTGTCAGTGAAGGCGACAAGAAGAACCTTTATATGAAGGGTATCTTCATTCAGGGCGGGGTAAAGAACGCTAATGAGCGTGTTTATCCCGTTTCTGAGATTGAAACCGCTGTACAAACTCTAAATGAGCAAATCACAGAAGGCTACTCAGTATTAGGTGAAGTAGATCACCCAGACGATTTAAAGATTAATTTAGACCGTGTATCACATATGATAACAAGCATGTGGATGGACGGAGCTAACGGATTCGGCAAATTAAAGATTTTACCAACTCCAATGGGAGAACTTGTAACAACTATGTTACAAAGTGGTGTGAAACTCGGCGTATCAAGTCGTGGCAGCGGTAACGTTGACGATATGAACGGCAAAGTTAGTGACTTTGAAATAGTCACTGTGGATATTGTTGCACAACCTAGCGCACCCAATGCGTATCCTAAAGCAATATATGAAGGCATGATGAATATGCGTCATGGTCATAAATTGTTGGATATTGCAAAGGACGCAAGAGGCGACAAGAAAGTAGAGAAGTACTTGAAAGAGGAAGTAATGCGCCTTATCAGGGATCTCAAAATTAACAAAGGGGAATAAGCATGTTTGATGCTATCAAGCCATTACTTGACAGTGGACTTATCAATGAAGACACCGGTGCTCAGTTAAATGAAGCATGGGAAATGAAATTAGATGAAGCTCGCCAACAAGTTCGTGCAGAATTACACGAAGAATTCGCACAACGTTATGAACATGACAGAAGCGTGATGGTAGAAGCCCTTGACAAGATGGTTACAGAAAGCCTATCAGAAGAAATTGAAGAATTTCACAATGAGAAGCAAGCAATGAACGAAGACCGTGTGAAAGCACAAATGAAACTACGTGAAAGTGCAACAAAATTCAATGATTTTATGGTTACTAAATTAGCCGAAGAAATCAAAGAACTACGTTCAGATCGTATGATTCAAAAAGAAAGTCAACAAAAGCTAGAACAATTTATTGTTCATGCTCTTGCCCGTGAAATCAAAGAGTTCGCTCAAGATAAGCAGGCAGTGGTTGAAGCTAAGGTTAAGTTAGTTGCAGAAGGTCGTCAACAATTAGAAAAACTTAAAGCACGTTTCGTTGCTGAAAGTGCTAAGAAGTTGTCTATTGCTGTAGCAGGACAGTTAAAGGGTGAATTAGGTCAGTTGAAAGAAGATATCAAAATTGCAAAAGAAAACAGTTTTGGTCGTAGAATTTTTGAAAGTTTTGCAGGTGAATTCTCAGTTACTCATTTAAATGATAAAGCTGAGACAAGAAAACTAATGCAAAAATTAGAAGATAAAGATCGTCAATTAGCTGAATCCATTACACAAATCAACAACACTAAAAAGTTAGTTGAATCAAAAGAACGTGAAGTTCGTATTATCAAAGAGTCAAATATTCGTGAGAAGACCATGACTGAGTTACTTTCTACTCTTAACGAGGAAAAAGCAACGGTAATGCAGAACTTACTAGAAAGCGTGCAAACAGGTAAACTGCAAGCAACTTTCGATAAGTATCTACCAGCAGTACTAAACACTGGCTCTACTAAGAAGGCTGTAAAGTCAACTTTATCAGAGTCAAAGATGATTAGTGAAGTTACTGGGGATAAAGCTGCCAAACAAGAAGTTGATATGGAACAACGTGACAACGTTATAGATATTAAACGTCTGGCAGGGCTTTAATTAAAAAGACATAGATTAGGAGAAATATAAATGTCAAAAGTTCTATTAGAAAGCCGTTGGGACGAGACCAAGGAAGCTCTGTTAGAAGGCTTAAAGGGCACTCGCCGCTCAACTATGGGTGTTATCTTAGAAAATACTAAGAAACAACTACTTGCTGAATCTTCAGTAGGTACAACTACAGCTGGTAACATCGCTACATTAAACCGTGTTATTCTACCAGTTATCCGTCGTGTCATGCCAACCGTTATCGCTAACGAATTGGTAGGTGTTCAGCCAATGACAGGACCAGTTGGTCAAATTCACACACTACGTGTACGTTATGCAAATAGCTTAGTGGATAACTCAGCCGCTCAAACTAGCGTTACAGCTGGTCAAGAAGCATTGAGCCCATTCACAATTGCTCAGGCATATTCACGTCAACCAAGTGGCGCCGCTGGTGATACAGCAACAGGCTACACTGGTAACAACACTGCTGCCTTAGAAGGCAACGGTGGTCGTCAAATCAGCGTTCAGATTCTACGTCAAGCTGTTGAAGCTAAGTCACGTAAGTTGCAAGCACGTTGGACATTTGAGGCAGCACAAGATGCTCAGTCTCAACATGGTATTGACGTAGAAGCAGAAATCATGGCCGCTTTAGCACAAGAAATTACTGCTGAAATCGATCAAGAGATTCTCTTGTCATTGGCTACTCTAGCAAGCACAGAGTATACATTCAACCAAGCTACTGTATCAGGTACAGCTACTTACGTTGGTGACGAACACGCGGCTTTAGCTGTTCTAATCAACCGTGTTGCTAACTTGATCGCCCAACGTACACGTCGTGGCGCAGGTAACTGGGCTGTTGTTTCTCCAGCAAGCTTGACAGTATTGCAATCTGCAACTACTTCAGCTTTTGCTCGTACAACAGAAGGTACATTCGAAGCTCCAACTAACACTAAGTTCGTTGGTACATTGAACGGTGCTATGCGTGTATTCGTTAACAGTTATGCTCCTGATACACAACCAGTATTGGTTGGTTATAAAGGTTCAAGCGAAACTGATGCAGCCGCATTCTATTGCCCATACATTCCATTGATGAGTAGTGGAGTTGTTCTAGATCCATCAACATTCGAACCAGTCGTATCATTTATGACACGTTACGGATACATAGAATTGACTAATACTGCATCCTCGTTTGGTAATGCAGCCGATTATGTTGGAGAGATAGCTGTACAGAATTTGACCTTCCAGTGAAATTCATTACACTTTAATATCTTTACCGATATTATCAACACAAAGGGGCACGAAAGTGCCCTTTTTTGTATCTAAAATTAGTGAAATGTGAGATTATGTATAAATACTATTATGATAACAAACAAATACTCCAAACTCTATTACAATATAACTTCTAATGCAAAGCAACGCATTACTGAGGGCTATACTGAACTACATCATATCATCCCGCAATCAATGGGTGGTAGTAATGACAAAGAAAACTTAGTAGAACTAACAGCAAGAGAACATTTTATATGTCATTGGTTATTAGTTAAAATGACAGAAGGAGATGATAGAAGTAAGATGCTATATGCTCTTAAAGGAATGAAGGCAGAAAATAAACATCAACAACGATATCATACAAAAATAACAGCAAGAGTATATGAAACATATAGGATAGAACATTCAATCAATCATTCTAAAGTTATGAAAGCTAAAAACCTTGTGCCGTGGAATAAAGGTGGAGTAGAGATAACAGATGAACATAGAGAAAATTTACAAAATGCGGCTCGAAATAGAAAAATAGATCCTATTAAACAAGCAGAAGGTCAACAAAAAAGAATAGCAAAAGTAACTGGAAGAAAAGATAGTGATGAGGCAAAACTGAAAAAAAGCATAGCATTAAAAGGTAAACTAAAAGGTCCAATGAGTGAAGAACAAAAAATAAAAATATCAGAAAATTCTAAAGGTATAAAGAAAAAAGATGGTCATGGTTCTAATGTAGCAAAAGCTAACATTGGTTGTATTAGTATCAACAAAGACAATACTGAGAAGAAAGTGAAGAAAGACACATTACAAAGTTACTTAGATGATGGTTGGCAACTTGGTGGCAAAAAGCGTAAACTAGCATAAATACAATATCTCAATGGGATGGGAAGTTACAATCAAGCACTATTCGTAGTGCTTTTTTGTTATCTATGCT